CGTTCTTCTGTGTACAAGACGCGCTCGCCAGAGCCGATCGCCCGGTTGCGGATGCGCCCGCGTTCTTCGGCTTTGACAGTGGACGATTTGAAGGTGGCAAAGCCGATCACGTCGCAATGTTCAGAGACCAGCGCGGCTGCCGACTTCTGCAACTTGATAACGTATCGATCATAAGCCTCCTGATCCGGCGCTTGGAACTGCTTGATCTCAGAGTGACCGACAAGGATCGTGGTCATACTCTTGGCATCGCGCAAATAGTTCAGCCTGTCGATGAATTCCCGCCAGTACCGGAGCGCCTCAACGAATCCCTTTCCGAACCCCGGTTGCTCGATTGACTTCCAGTTGTTCGCTTGGGTTGTGTGATCCCAAATGAGTGGTTCAAGCCAATCGACCGAATCAATGATGACCGTGCGATAGTCGTGATCCTCTCGTACCAAGACATCAAGTGCTTCTCTGACTTCCTGATAGCTTCTTGGCGTCGGAAATGCGTCGACTGCAATCTTCCCCAAACCATCCTCGATTGGGATGCAGATCGGATTGCGAGCTGACGCCGCAAATGTTGTTTTACCGACGCCCGCTGGTCCATAAACCAACACTCTTGGCGGTCTCAGTGTCCCGCCCTTCTTGATCTGTGACAGATCCATTTAATGACTCCCTTATGAGTGATAAAAATAACTCCAATGAGATTTCCGCTGTTGCGTGGAAACTGTCCTCATCGAAGCAATCGGTCTCGATACCTACCAAGACCCTCCATGGCTTCCGGTCAGCCCGGAAACATACCGCCGGGCGTTTCCCGACACGGTTCGATTGCTGCACCGCCTGAACCCAGAACGCACGCTTTTCAGCCACGTCCACTTGGCGGTACCGCTTCACTTCAATCGCCCATTCATCCAAACCCAACAGGTCATGCCCGCCAGCGAATGACTGGGCGAGGTTGCGCTCAAGGCGGATCCCCAACTCATCCTCAATCACGCGAATCAGTTCGCGCTCGCCGCTTGCACCTTTGGTTCTGCTATTGATTGGCATCTCGTTCTCTCTCTGTTGTAGCTTTCAAACTACACTGTGTGCCGTGGTCATGTCAGGCCGTGATGCAGGTCCTTGAAATAACGTTGCGTTCTCTCAAGTTGGCACTCTGCCTTGCGGTACACTTCCCACTCATCTACAACATCAACTTGTCTTGCTAAGTCAAGAATCTCATCTCGTTGACTCTCACATAGCTCAAGCAAATCTTTAATCAGTTCAATCTCAGCCTTCTTGCTCTTGGCATATACCCAGTCGCAACCGTCTTTATACTTCCGGTTTATCAGACATTTAATGTCAAATAAGTTCATGTGTTCTTCTCCTTTAGTTTGGCTTCGACTGCTCGGGCAAGTTTTCCTCTTTCTGGATCGTTGAAATCTAATACCTGTAATTCATGATCCGTCAGCCCAACCCATTCACGCTCAGTGTCCTCAATCGCTTCCCGCAGTGCCTCAACCAACAGAGTTGTAGTCTCTATGTCTACAGGCACAATGGCCCCAACATCTAGATACTTTCGGACAGACTCAATGCTCATGTGTTCTTCTCCTTTAGCTCTTCCACCTTAATTCCAAACACCTTCATCAGCATCCAACGTTGAAACCGATTAGGAATCTTATCTGAATGACAGTGGTAAGCGATGCCAATAGGCCCCCCAAAAGACAGCTTCACATTTGGAGCGGTCGGGGAAATAAATCTCGTTTCTTATAGGGGTAATACATTATACAAATAGGGTAATGAGGCCCTTCACTGCCCCTCATGTCCTCTCCACTTTACGCCTTGTCGTGAACGTACCGCCGGTCTCCAGCTCGATCTGCGCTTGCCGAGGAAACGGGATCACGCCTGCCTTTTTCCATTGATAGACCGCCATGCGGGTTACCCCTAATCGTGCGGCCATGGCAGAAACTCCGCCAAAGTGTGTAATGACTGCATTGATATCCATACGTTCTCCTTGTATTTGCCGATCATATCGACCAAAATCTCCGTGTCAAGTTTCTTTACACTAGGGAGTCGGAAATGGTTGGCAAATTAAGCGATGATCGGTTGATGTCGGGATCTCGAATCCCGGTGTTGTATCTTTGGAAATACGGTGAGGGCCACCCGTGGTCAACGCCGAATGACGAGCTGCGGAAATCCATTGCAGCCAGTCGAAATGAACCCCGGGAAAACTTTGATATCGGTGAGCCGGGGATCTGCGGGAACCTTTTAGAGTCGGCGTTGATTGAGAGTGCCTGCGAGGAGCTGCGCCTGCCGGAGCCGATCCTCAGTCCGCCAGTGATCGATTGCCGCAAAGATCATTTCCAAGTCAGTTTGGATGGCCTCACGACCGCCCCGATGCGGGTCACGGTCATAGCCAACGATTTGATCGAGATCGATGGCGGAGAAACTGAAGTCGACCTCCACGGCCCGATCCCGATCGAAAGTAAAGTGACCGGCGATTATCGCAGAAATGCGATACCCGGTTATCGTGGCCCGATTCAGTTGCAGATGCAGATGATGGCAGTCAACGCGAATTTCGGCGTCCTGATTACACTGTATCGCGGCATCGAGCGTCAGATCGTGATCTACCGAAAAGATCCAGAGATGCAGCAGCGCATCCGTGAATTGTGTCTTGACTTCCATGATAGAGTTCAGACGACGACCTATTATGACCCGGTGAATGTTGATGACGCAGTACGACGATTTTCTGAAGGCGGCGGCGAAGTTGAATTGCCAGATCTCGCTGGACGAGTGGAACGATTGGATCGACTACGCGAACAGTCAAAAGCGATTGAGGATGAAATTACTGCATTGCAAACCGAGATTATGTGCGAGATGCAAGATCACGAGACCGCAATCGCCGGGGATTATCAAGTGGTCTGGCCGGTACGTCGTTATAAGGCCCAAGCCGAGCGAGTAGTGCCCGCCAAGGATGCGTATCAGATCCGATTAAAGACCTTGCAAATCAAGCGAATATCCTAGATGCTTATCGGAGTTTCTTAGTGAGACTCCCTCTGTCTGAAAAGACATTAGGCCCCCGAGTGGGGCCTTTTTTTCAGCCCAAGGAAATTGTGGTCGTGACTGTATCGGTTCGATTTCTTGATGTTTGACCCTTGCTCGATAATTCTCAAATTCCATGGCACATGCAAGCCGCACACGGTCTTTGACGTGATCGGGATAATATGATCCACGCAGACCTTGCTCCCCTCTTTCCGCATCAGCGCCATCTGCTCATACATTTTCTGGATCTTGAGCTGCGTTTCTTGATGGTTTCGGTAAAGATTCGCCAATTTGATAACGTCTCGTCGACGCGCATTGATGCTACTTTTGATCGCTTTGTGTTTAGGATTCGCCCGCATCCGGCGGTCGATATGCTTGCGATTCTTCTGGTAATACTCTCGGAAATACGCTTTGCGATCAGGAAAGCGCTTCTGGTCGTACTCTTTGAAATAAGTTTTGATCTTGCCTGGCGCTTGTCGTTTGCGCTCAATCCGCCAGATGTTGGCACACGTCACGCATGCTTTCGTGCTGGCGTATCTGGGCGAGTAGTGGCCGTGTTTACACCGTCGACCGGTGTGGTAGTAGGTGAAGCCGAACTGTCTCGCCTTGTGGACGCTCTCAATCACGCTGGCGGTTGGTCAGTCTCCATGGCGCGTGACAATGCCTTCGCCCGGTTCCCGACCTGCTTGGCCCACTTTGAGTCGAGCATCTCGACCGCTGCATCTGCGTAGCGCTCATCCTTGATCGCTTCGAGTGTCTTCTGGAACTTCATCAGTCCAAAGGTGCCCATGTTGAAGGCCATGTCCAGCAAGACGTGCTGGCGGACTAAACTGAGATCCTTCCACCATGGCAGGTGCTCATCCAGCTCATTGATGATCTTGACGATATCGTTTTCCAGCATGAAATATGCCTCGGCCTTGGAAATGCCGTTGGCCTCAAGGTTGCGTCCGACGCCGATGGTGAGCTTTCCCGCCGTGCAGAAATACGGATTAAGACGCAGGCCTTCATGCCTGACCAGTTGTTCGGTCAAAGATCTCATATCAATCGCCATGATTTTTCCTTACTTTCTGAGTAACTCGTCTTTTTTATCCGACCCCGAACTGGACCCGAAATAATACGCGATCACCGTGCTAGCAGTCCCACCCAACCATCCGACCGCGATATTGATGAACCCGATATCTGCCCCGCGTGCCGCTGGATGAAATGTCACCGCGCCGATGTAGGCGAAAAACGACACCATGGTCATCACCGCCAAGACAGTCGGGGTGTGATCTTTAAGCGAGATCTGACGCCTTCTGGCGGAGTCCCGGTCCTGTGAATGAATGCGCTCAAGGTCAATATCCAACTGCTTCATCTGCACTTTGAAATCGGCCTCGATTTTTTTGATCTGCGCGAGTTGCTCTGGCGTCGCGTTCGAGATCGCTTGGCTGATCGCTTGTGGCTCATTCTCGACGCCCAGAGCGTCTGCAATCATCTTTCCGGCCATACCGCCCATCGGACCGCCGAGCGCCGTGCCTAGCGTCGGAGCGACGGCCCCGAGGATGTCTTTTGCTGAGTTGAGTATGTTCATGCTTGCCCCCCTTGGGTTTTAATCAGCCAGACCAGCAGCGCACTAATCGGGTCGATCATTTTTGCGCTTTCCCAGCCAGCCTTGCACAGTGTCCGTTTCGAGTATTCGGATTGTGGTCCAGATCAAGGTCGCAAGTGCAGCTAATGGCGGGAGTACATCGGTCAGAGTACCAATAACAGTGACAATCGAAACGGCATCGATGGCGTGTTTAGTGGCTTCGTCTTGCATGGACCTACTCCCGTTCGGTTTCGGTCATGATTTTAACATTTATCGCTGTGCAATCCAGCCATCAGCTAAGTCTTTTGCATGCTGCCTAAACGCTTGATAGCTTTCGTAGTCTTCTCCGCCGTTGTTAATTGCGGCAAGTTCTGCGCCAGTAGTGTATTCAGAGGCCATAATTTTTTCGATCAAAGTGTTGCGATTATCTGATTTGTCGCAAATTGCCTCTTTGCAAACGAAGATAGTTTCCTCTGTCTCATCTGGACGTAGAATTGATTGCTCCTCAAAATCCCAATGGACCCGCAAAGTTTGCCCAATAACCTGATACACAGGCAGTTGTTGGTTGCTAAATACTTTCACTGCATGATCTCCCTTAAAGGATTGCGTTTCGTTCCGTAGGAATCTGTGACGCTGATTATTCTACCATCAACGTGATTCATCCATAATTTTTTGGCATTGGCGTGCTTACACCAACCCCAGTATGACATCAGCCCACTCATTGCTTGAGATTGACCCATCGGAATTCTCTTGACTGCCTTGGCTTTGTCCTTGAATCCTTTTGCGATATTTTTTCTAACTCTTGTGGAGTCTGATCTAAAAACGTAACCCACAAAATCTAATCCTCGATCCTCTACTGGGAAAACCTGCCAGTTATCTTTGATTGCTAACAAATAGTCTTCATTTAGTTTCTCAAATAATTTCTCTCGGACTTCATGACAATACTGCTTACTCGGCCCAAGGACTACAATGTCGTCGCAGTATCTGAAGTAATGCTTAACACCGATGGTTTGCTTGACCCACCAGTCAAACGGTGTCAGGTAAAGATTTCCAAAATACTGACTCGTATAGTTTCCGATTGGGATGCCTCGGCTTGAATCAATAATATCGTCTATTAACCAAAGTGTGTCGGTGCACTTGATGCTTTCTCTAATTATGTCTTTGAGTATTTCATTGTTGATCGATGGGTAATATTTCTGGATGTCGAACTTGAGCGCATACTGCGGCGGTTGATTCTTAACCGCTTTCTCAACTCGCTTTCTTGCATCATGCGTGCCTCTGCCTATTACAGACTGGTATGTGTCTCGGATAAATCTTGGTTGCCAGATTGGGACGCACACTTGTAACAAAGCATGCTGAACGATTCGGTCAGGGAAATATGGCAGCTTATAGATTTCTCTAACTTTCCTGCCGTCGTGCTTTGTTTCTACACGGTATTCGCTGGTCGTGAAGGTTTTGTGTTGAAGTGTTCTTTGAATGTAACCGCAGTAATACTCGGGACTGAGGTTCACCATCTGAACTTCTTTGTAATGAGCCTTGCCGCGCCGAGCCATTTGATGCGCTGCAAGTATATTGCTTAGGTCGGTTATCTTTTCGAAAAGCCGACCCTTTCGCTTCATCCCTTACACCCCGCCCAGCGTTTCGGTATCCCTACTAAGCTGTAAATGGCATCCTGTTCGACCAAGGGGTCAGGAACCCATGACTGAGGGGAATAGCCCCTGAGTTTCGGTGGGGACGTGAGTGCCAATATTACGATTAGCATTGGAAGAATCATTATTCCAATTCCAATAGAACGTACCTGCATTCGTACCATTATTCGCATTACTGCCGAATAGTGTGACGTGGCTGGTCTGCACTGTGTCATGGTATCCCTTAACTCGATTATACACCTATTAGTAAGCGACGCGAGCGCCAACAAAACGACTCGCATTAGAAGAATCAGCATTCCAACTCCAAAAGAACGCACCCGCACTCGCACCATAAGCCGCATTACCGCCGAACAGCGCGACGCGGTTACCAGTATTAATAAAAAACTGATCGGTCAAATATGTTGAACTCGATGCGCCTGTTGTGTCATTCGGAATAAATGCAGCCGGAACATCACCAGCATAAATGTTTTGCACATATCCGTTTGCAGTGGCGCACTGTCCAATCAGATCGTAATTCGTTGAGATGTCGTCTGCGAAGTCCGTCGTAACATTGGAAACATGGACGTTGTAGTTTGCACCCACGCCGATGTTAATACCATCCACCCAGTTCCAGCAGTTGCCGTAAAAGTTTTCAATGCCTCTATAAGACATGAATGCCGTGTCTCGGCTTGCGCTCGATGCGCCTGTGGTTGTGTTCGTAGATGCGTTGCCTAGGCTGTTGCTTTTTCCAGCAATGCTGTGAGGACTATCTGTTTGGTCGCTAGATGACGGTGGATAACTTGCAAGCCCAGTATTACCTGCACCTGTAATGTCTTGAGAATAGAACGATCCAAACTCAACGACATACAACATTTGAACAGCAGAGATTAACCAGAAGTCCACAACACGCCAGCCAGCTCCGTTGTTTTCAGCTAATAATCGGCATTCGTCTCGTGTCACGCCCACTAACGGATAGATGCCTGAAACGGACGCCAATTTATCTTCGTCGGTATCAATGGTAGAGGTCATGTCGTCCAAGTTGAGACCTGACTTATAGGTCGAATCGGTGTCATCTAAATAACACGCATCGTAAGCACCGATATAACGATAATCGACAATGTTGCCGTCCTTGTAGAACGCTGGATGCAACTGGAAACCAGCTTGCGGAACATCTGAAATCTGCCAGTTGTGTGTCGACCCATTCAGCACATACCGGAAGTAAAACTTAGGTACCTCGACCATGACATAGCCGTCAGTTCCGTCCAATGTGGCGGCGGTTCCGTCAATCTTTTCGGTGGAGTCGGATGGATTGAGGTAGTAGTTCACCGACCCGTCTTCTTTGAGGACGCATCGCTTCATGCCTTCGTGAATCTTTGTCACCTTGCTTGGCGTTGTGTTGGCTGTGTAAGCGTCTGTTGACGCATTCCAACCGAGGTTGGCTCCGACGTTGAGGCGAGAGACGGTGAGTTCTTCGATTGATCCGGACCCAGTGAAAACAGGATTCGTAAACAAATCCTCAACCGTCACCTTTTTAGTTTCGTTCGCGTTTACATCGACTATTGGGATGAGATCATCTAACGCTGGCGCACTGCCAAGGTTAGTAAGTTCAGATATCTTTTTGTCAGCCATTGTCAGACTCCATACTTCAGAAATTGATTAACTGTGCCGTCAACGTTTCTTGACCCGCTGCTTCGATAAAATCTTATCTGAGTCACTGTTGCCGGGACTGCAACTGTAAAGTTTACACGACCAGACATACCAGACCCGCCATCGGT